AAAAAACTTATTGACTTTAATATCAATGCGGGATATAATGAGATATCATTTTAAACAAAGGAGTGAAAATGAAAAAGAAAAAAAGAATACCAGGTTGTGGGAAATTGGAGATCAAACTTTTAAAAGAATTGATGCGTTGCCACTACCCAAAGAAGAAAATTTAGATCAAGATGAAAAATTACCATTTTAAAATTTTGGAGGTGATGAATGGAAAAACTAATTAAAGAAACTTTAGGTATAGCTGCAAAGCTTGCAGCAAAGGCTGATAGTAGAAACGCAAAGCTAACAAAACGAATGTTAGTGGATGATTTAAAAATGATAAAATTAAATTTAATGTTATTACAGGATGAGTACAATGGTTCTACAAGACAGTCAAAGTCAGAAGATTAAAATAGTATTTGGTCCACCTGGCACAGGAAAAACAACGCACCTTCTTGGAGTTGTGGAAGCTGCACTACAACGAGGAATACCACCAGACCGAATAGGTTATTTTGCTTTTACAAAAAAAGCTGCAAGAGAAGCTGTCACAAGAGCGATGGAAAAGTTTGATCTTGATCGTAAAAGTTTTAAATATTTTCGAACACTGCACAGCATGGCATTTCTAATGTTAGGTTTAAAAAATTCTGATGTGATGGATGATGATGATTACAGAGCTGTATCTGATTATCTACAAATAAAATTAATTAATCCAAACAAATCAGTAGATGAGTTAGGTATTTCATTACCACAAGATCCTTACTTAAAAATAATTGATCAAGCAAAAATAAAAAATGTTTCCTTATCAAATGAGTTTGTGAGTAGTGGCGAACATATTCAAGGTGGTTTTGAAAAACTACAGCAGATAGCAAGTGGATTACAACTATATAAAACTAAGCATAGTAAATTTGATTTTACCGATATGATTGTAGAATTTAATAAACAAAAAAGTTGTCCTCGATTTGAGATTGTTATTATTGATGAGGCACAGGATCTTAGTTTTATTCAATGGCAAATGGCTGAGATACTTATTCGTAATTCAAAAGAGGCTTACATTGCAGGAGATGATGACCAAGCTATATTTGATTGGGCGGGCGCTGATACAAAAAGATTAGGATTGATAGGTGGACAAAGAGAAATACTAACACAATCTTACCGAGTGCCGAGAGCCGTGCACCAAGTGGCAGGTGCCTTGATTAATCGAGTACAAGACCGAGTAAAAAAGAATTGGAATCCAAAGGAAGAAGAAGGAATAGTACGGCGCCACCGTGTACGATTTAATAACCAAATAGATTTAACAAATGGATCGTGGTTAGTTTTAGCTAGAACTAATTATATTCTGGATCAGATAGCTGATGACTTACGATACCAAGGATTGTTTTATGAATATAAAAATAGATCCTCCATTTCAGATCGAATGATAAGAGCTATACAAGGATGGAATAATTTAAAAGAGGGAAATGAGATAGATGTATCTACAGTACAAGATATTTATTATTACATGGGTGGTAATGGTAATATAGAACATGGTCACAAAGAAGCCATAAAGACAGCGAGTGATGAAGTAAAATATAATTATGAATCACTGGTCGTGAATCATGGGTTGAATGCTGATATTAATAATGAATGGAACATCGCTCTTGATAGAATACCCGAATCGATGCAACGATACATCAATGCAGCTTTACGTCGGTCATCTTTTAACTCATCGAAAAATATAAAATTATCTACGATTCATGCATCTAAAGGTGGCGAAGCAGATAATGTTATGGTATTAACAGACCTACCACGAAAGGCAGACCTTAGTCTTTCGCAAAAAAGGGACGATGAGAGGAGAGTGTTTTACGTTGCTACAACAAGAGCAAAAAAATCTTTACACATTATCGAGAGTCAATCCAACAGAGAATTTAAAGAATTATTATGATCTGTGAAAACATTTTAGAACAAGCAAAAGAATTAGTTGTAGGTGATCGTCAAGAAGATTATGGCGACAAGCTTACTAACCATGAGAACATCGCTGCATTGTGGTCAATTTTCCTCCGCAAAAAATTAACAGCTCATGATGTAGCGATGTGTATGGCTTTAGTCAAAGTGGCTAGACTAATGCACGCACGTAAAACAGATAGCTACATAGACTTGGCGGCCTATGCGGCAATTGCAGCGGAGATAGATGAGCGAACGAAATGAGTCAGCCTTCTTTGTTTCAAACTCCCAGTGAGTGGGTTCCACCAGAAGGAGTTCCTGATCTCAGAGATGCAAAAGAAATAGCTATTGATTTAGAAACAAAAGATGATGGTATAACAAATGGTATAGGACCAGGCTGGGCTACCAAACAAGGAAGAGTTATTGGTGTAGCGTTGGCCGTGGATGGATGGGAAGGATACTATCCTATTGCGCATGAGGGTGGTGGTAACTTTGATCAAAAAGTTTTTCTCAATCAACTTAAACCCATTTTAGAATTACCTTGTGATAAAGTATTTCATAACGCCATGTATGATGTAGGTTGGTTAGATGCTTTAGGTTTACAAGTTCATGGTAAGATTATTGATACCATGATTGCTGCACCCTTACTTAATGAGAACAGGCGTAATTATACCCTTCGTGATTTATCAAAACAGTATGTAGGAGAAACAAAATCAGAAACGTTATTATATGAAGCTGCAAAAGAATGGGGTGTGGATGCAAAGAGTGAGATGTGGAAACTACCGCCGATGTATGTCGGTCCTTATGCTGAACAAGATGCTGCTGTTACGTTGAAGTTATGGAAAGTATTACAGCGAGAAATAGTAAGAGAAGATTTATTAAGTATATTTAATACTGAATCAGAATTATTTCCTGTTTTATTTGCTATGAAAAAGAGGGGGGTTCGCATTGATACAGAAAAAGCAGAGCGTATTAAAAAAGATTTTGAAGATGCAGAGAAGAAGATATTACGTAGCCTATATAAAACATGTGGCTTTGAGGTGGAGATACTTGCTCCATTATCAATTGCAAAAGCTTTTGATAAACTTAAAATAAAATATAACAGAACACCAACAGGATTACCAAGCTTTGATAAAAACTTTTTAGCAACTCATTCTCATGAGTTTGCACAGAATATAGTGAAAGCAAGAGAGTTAAATAAAGCAAGAACAACATTTATAGATTCTATATTAAAACATTCTTATCGTGGTCGCATACACGCAGATGTAAATCAACTACGTTCAGATACAGGAGGCACTATATCAGGAAGATTGAGTATGCAAAATCCTAATCTACAACAGATACCAGCTCGTAATAAAGATATAGGTCCAAAGATAAGAGAACTTTTTGTACCAGAAAAAGGAGAGGAGTGGGGATGTTTTGACTATTCTCAACAAGAACCTAGACTTCTTATTCATTATGGAGCCTTGGTTAGTGAGTCAACTAAGTGGGACGTTGCTACTGTAAAAAAATTATTAGATGATTATAATAATAAAAGAGATACCGACTTTCATCAGATCGTGGCTGATATGGCAGGGATAGATCGTAAACAAGCAAAAACAATTAATCTTGGTATGATGTATGGCATGGGTAAAGGTAAGCTTGGCTCCGAGTTAGGATTAGATAAACAAGATGTTGATGATGTGTTTAAACAATATCATTCTACTGTTCCTTTTGTAAAAGCATTGACGGATGGTACAATGAATAGAGCTCAAAATAGGGGGTATATTCGCACTATATTAGGTCGTAAGTGTCGTTTTGATATGTGGGAACCTGCAACTTATGGTATTCATAAACCACTACCACAAAAAGAGGCTGAGGCAGAACATGGTGGTATCAATAGAATACGTCGTGCCTTTACATACAAAGCATTGAATAGATTAATTCAAGGCTCTGCTGCGGATCAAACAAAAAAGGCAATGATAGATGTATTTAAAGAAGGTATCACACCTTTAATTCAAGTGCATGATGAGTTAGATATTTCTGTACACTCAGAAGAACAAAAGAAAAAAGTTGTGGAGATAATGGAAAGTGCTGTTGAGTTAAGAGTTCCTTCTAAAGTAGATTGTGAGGTAGGACCTTCGTGGGGAAAGATAAAATAACATGGCCTATGCCAACAAAAGACAAGAGAGGTATGTTAAGACTAAAAAAGGAAAGGAAGCAATAAATAAATCTAGAAAAAAAGAACAAGAAGAAAAACGATCTATGCCAGAGGGAAGAATAATTCTACGATATCGTAGAATTAAAAGTATTTGGGGTGAAACAGTTGCTAATTGGTGGTTGAAAAAAGAACCTATTTGTGAAATTTGTGGTATTAAATTTCAAGAAAAAGCACCTAAAAGAAAAAGTAAAAACCAGCCAAATTTTAATAAAGAATCTGTTATTGATCATAATCATCAATATGAAAAGAAAGATTACAAAAAAAATTCTACCTTGTTGCCGAGAGGCTTGCTATGTAATTCATGTAACTTATTGTTAGGTCATGCAAAAGACAGCGTGCAAATATTAAAATCCGCTATAAGATACTTGGATGATTAAAACTTTTATATTAGTGATAAGCTTGTGGGGTTACAATGGTAGTTCGTGGGTATACACTGGTAATCAGATAGTGTTTCAAGAATCAATGCCCAAAGAACAATGCGAAACAATTGTTAATAATTGGAAAAAGTTTGAGATGAATAAATATTTTCGTTTTTCTATTGAGTGTATAGAAAATATTAGAAAAGAAACTTAGTCAATAGCTTGATCTATTTTATTATTGATTGATACAACGTTAGCTTCAATGACCGAGAGCCGTGCATCTATACGCAACATATCTAAATCTTTTATTTTATTCTCATTGGCGATTACTCTATTTACCAACATACCATAACTGTAAATAACAGTTATCCCTGCAATGATAACTGCGGTAATGTTGATAGTTTTAAAATTCATTTTTTATCTTAGCTTTGATAATGCATCACTCATATATTGATCAAAGAATACGGGATCACTATCAGCAAGCAACGGGTCTGTAAATGGTGTAAAGTTTGTTGTGTTATCAAGATTATTTACAAGTTGTTCTTTTTGAATAATGTTTAAGTTATCATTATTCATTATTTGATTTTTTGCCATCTCATTATTTTCTGCAACTTGTGTTAAATAATCAGCTCCACTTACTTGACTTCCAGGTAATAAAACATTTTGATCTTGTAATCCTAAAACAGGAGCAAAAGTTTTAGTTTCTGGAGAAACAAAAGTTTTTTCTTGAAGAGCTGGTTGTACTTGTTCATTTTGTAAAACTCCTGACTTAAGTAATTGCTGTTGTATTATGGGTGTGCTAAATTTTTGATTATAAAAAGCAGGATTTATATCAGCTTTAGCCAAATCGTCGGCTGTTATTTCTTTACCATATGTTTGTAGTTCATACTCTTTTTTGTTTAAATCAGCTTGTTCGTTTAATGCTTCTTTAGATGATTCTGGTAAAGCAAAGACATTAGGAGCAGTCATGGTAGGTCTATTTAAAAACGCTGATAATTCAGCCTGTGCTTCTGGTGATGCGTCCTTTGGTAGTATGTCTGCTAATTCACCTTTAGTATTTGCTGCTTCTGCTAATTGTAAAGCTGTGCCTGTATTTAAATCTGATTCTATAAGTTCTGTACGTGGATCATCGGAAAGAGAAAAAATAAAATTAGGATCAATTCCTCTATCAATGGCCGCTTGTTTTTGTTCTTCGGTAGCGACATTACTCTCTGGTCCAGTAGCAAAGACATTAGGAGCAGTCATGGTAGGTCTATTTAAAAACTCTGATTTTATAGGTTCTTTTTCATCTGCGGGATACGCACCAAAAGTTTTGTCTAATGGATATCGCACTCCTGGCATGTCTTCCAAGTTGTAAGGTATTTGTTTATCGTCTGCACCAAAAGCTTTTTTTATTACTTGAACTGTAGGAAGTCCACCTTGCAAAGCTGAAGAAAATGGATACATATCACCAAACAATTCTGGATTTTCATTTTGAATTTTTCTTGTTGGATCTATGAAGTCTTGATCCATTGTCTCTTGAAATATATCAAAACCCGTTGAGTCTAACATATTAGGATTTGCTTTTATTCGTTTCTTAACTTGATCTCTTAATTTAAGAGGAGCAGCACTAATCATAGCTTCATGCGCTCTTGCGTATCCTAATTTTTTTACAAATTGTTTTTTCTTTTTACGTAGCTCTTTAACTAATTCAGCATCCCCCTTATCTATGGCATTTTGAGTTCGTCTATCAAGACTACCTACACTTTGTTCTAAACTTTTAATTTTCTTCTTTGGAATGTATTTAGTGGATTGAAGAATCCCTCTTTCTCTACCCGTGCTTTCACCACCTGTTCTTACATCAGCGCCACCGCCACCGCCACCGCCACCGCCACGTGCTCTGTCTTGATTTCTTTCAGCACGTCTATTAGCTTCACGTCTAGCTGCCGCACGTCTACTGCCGCCTCCTCGTCTACCACTACCACTACCACTAGGACGTCTACGTGGTCTATTTCTTTTAGGTCTATTTGGTCTATTCTTTGGCCTATTAGGTGGTGGCATATTATTATCCTCTGTTTACTATAGCTTCAGTTATATCAATATCTCCGCTTTTGGCAAGTTGAGATCGATCTGTTTTAGAAGTATTTCCAGCAGGAGGCATGGTCATTGACAAAGGAACCTCTGGTATAGCAAGATCTCCCGCTCCATAAGCACCACTAAATGAAGGAGTAACTACATTAGGTGTTCTATCTTCCTCTCTTAAGTCTATTTCTAGTGGTCTATCAAATAAACTATCTGGGTTTTCAAATAAATCTTGTGTTGCAAAATTAACAAATATTCCAGATGTTAATCTATTTATTAAAGGTAAAGGGTTTGGTTGATTTCTTATAGAAGCATTGTTCATTATTTGTCTTCTAATAAAGTCTGATATTCTAAAAGGAATAGCCTTATTGTTTATAATTCTAGTTGTTTCTGTTTTTGAAAATCTTTCTCCTAACTTTTTAATAATGAAAGGCTTACTTAAACCTAAGTTTTCTGCAGCTTTTAATTGTTTAAATAATTTCTGATCACCTTTTTTCTTTCTTTCATTTGCTTCTTGATAAGCTTTTGCTATTTCTTGAGGACTAGAACTTCCATCTCTTGCAATTTTATTAAAGTAAGCTTTTGAATTTTCAGAATTCTTTTTATTGTCTGACATTTTAAATTGTATACCTTGTTCAATAAATGGATCTTGTATTCTAAAACCAAGTATACCTAACCCCTCATTAATAGGTTTATAACCTCTGTTGTATTTTTGAACCGCTCCTACTCCTGATAAGTAAGTTCTATACAATTGATTTATTGATCCAGGTGCTGCTCTTTTAGCCAACTCAGCCACAGTTGCAAAAACTTTATCCCCTGTTGAGTCTGTTGGATTCCATATTCTTACACCATCTCTCGTTTGTCCTCCTCTTATTAAGACGTCCCCATAAAACGCTGAGATTATACTTTCTGCAAGAAAAGGTTGAAGAAGTTCTTTACTTGCTTCAAACGCTGCGCTTTCAATTGCTTGTAATGCTCCTTGTTCGTTAGCAAATCCATCATTAAATCCATTCATTGCTGCACGAAGTGGTCTTGTTAAATAATCGTATGCATTACTGTGTGAATAATCTATGTAATAAATTTGATTACCTTGTTTAATTGGTATTAACGTAGAATTTTTTGACCACTCTGGTAGATATTCTCTCAATGAATTTAATGTTTCATTACTAACTCCTGTCATAAATTGAGCTGTCTCTTCTACTATTTTACCTGAACCAATACCAAATAATCCTACACCAAGAAGTCTTTGTCTTCCTATACTTCTTAAATTTTTATCTCCCATTTCTTTTGCACCTCTTGTTATCGTATTTATTCCTGTTCTTAAAATTTCCGCAGGAAAAGATATAAAGTTTCCAAGAGGAAACTTACGAAGTTCTTTTATGGTAGGACTAACATAATCGTAATTGGGTATATTATTTCTTACTATGTCAGCAGCTTCTTCTTTTATAAACTGATTATATTGAGCTTCGTCAGTTAAATCTGTAAGTCCGTATTTGTCTCTAGCTTCATCGCCATATTGACGAGCAAAATTAGTGGGGCTTGTTTTATATGATTTATCAAACGCTGTTCTATACTTTGATTGTTCTGCAAAAAAATTTTGTATTTTATAAAAATCATCTTCAGCAGAATATAATGTTCTTGCGCCCTCTCTTAATCTTTTTAATCCTGTTTTTTCATTAAATTTTTTCAGTACATTAAACATTGTTCCCTCTGAACTAATGTTTTCTATGCCAGTTGTCATATCATCTA